GAGATCGACAAACAATGCAGAATACAGATGTATGAAAGTCAAAGCCGTAGTGAAAGACGGTAAGATAATTAGCATATCTAATTTAGACTAATGGCTATCTACAGAGGAAGAAAAGTTACTTTAAACAAACCACAAAGAGGCGGAAGTAAAAAGTCTTTTGTGTATGTGAAAGCTGGCAGCAAGGTGAAAAAAGTTTCTTTCGGATCGAAGACAATGAAAATCCGTAAGAATAACAAGATGGCTCGTAAGAGCTTCTTGGCACGTCATAGATGCAGCACTCCTGGACCTAAAACAAAAGCTAGGTACTGGAGCTGTAAAGCTTGGCGTTAATCATCAACCAAATCTAAAATGCGGAAAAGAAAAAAGCGCAAAGTAATAATTGCGCCTAAGTGCGATCACTGCGGACAAAACTCAGAGACATTTGTAGTTACTGCTGAAGGTAAAACCTTTTGTATGGTTTATCAAATGATAGGTGTTCCACCAATAAAAAACTGTATGGCAGATTATAACAGAGGTCAAAAATATGTACGGTAAGAAGAAATCAAAAAATAAGAAAAAGAAAAAGAGCAAAGGCGGTTACAAGTCTAATCGCAAATCTAATATGAGGAAATACTAATGAAGTTATCCTCTAAACAAAAACGTATAGCGAGAGCAAGTGCGCCTTTTAATAAAATAACTGGAGCTGACTTTCGAACTTTAAAGCGTAGAAAAAATGCCAAGAAAAAAAAGAAAAAGTACAGTTAATAAATCAGGTAACTATACGAAACCTGGTTTAAGAAAACGTATCTTTAATCGTATTCTAGCGGCTAACATCCAAGGAACAGCCGCTGGAAAATGGAGTGGACGTAAGGCGCAACTTTTAGCGAAGAGATACAAGAAAGCTGGCGGAGGTTATAAATGAGAAAAAGAAAAAAGCTCACTAAAAGGCAACAACAACAAATGCGAACACATAGAAAGCATCATACAAAACGTCATTTAAAAATGATGAGAAATAAGATGCTTGCAGGTTCGTCATTCAAAGCCGCACACCGAGCTGCTCAAAGAAAAATTGGACGTTAGCAAATGGCGTTATCAAGAAGGCAGAGATCTTTAAGATCCTGGTCAAAACAAAAATGGCGAACAAAATCTGGAAAGAAATCAAGTGTTACTGGCGAAAGATATTTGCCAAGTGCCGCTATCAAAGCCTTATCACCAGCGGAGTATGCTGCTACGACAAGAGCAAAAAGAAGAGATAAGCGAAAAGGTAAGCAGTTTTCTAAACAGCCTAAACGTATTGCTAAGAAAGTACGTAGATTTAGGTTTGTTTAGTGGTGCAAAACCGTCCTTTACTATCTTATATAAATGCTTATATTAGTAGTGTGATCCGAAGCTAAGGATCTTGAGCGGTGACAGAGTTCTAACAAGTTGCACCAACTTTGCACCAAGGACGCCTGGGGGTGTAGCTCAGCTTGGTTAGAGCGCCTGCCTGTCACGATTTGTAGATTTCTACCTCAAGCATATCCTAGCTTTTTGAAGGTCACAGAAAAGGACTGAAAACAATAATGCTTGGATTTTCGCATAAAATCCTAACTGATACTCAAGGTAGAAATATTTCCGAATATTTTCTGCACCATTCTGCACCACTTAGAGCGCCTACATTACAAGCCGTAGCTCTAAAACTCATCGGTGTAAAATTTCTTAGAGCGTCAGATTGGACTTGCGATATAAGCTCCATCCATTATTAAATTGATATGACGTATCGTATATCACCAAAAAGAGGCGGATGGATCGTTCTTGATCTAAACCGTAAGCAAGTAAATAAAGGTATCTTAAAAAAGAAAAAAGATGCCATTGAGTACAGAGATAATTTGCTAAATAAATTGTCTCAAGAAGAGCCTTCAAAATATTGGTTCAAAGCAGAGTATAAAAAGTTTGTAGATTACCGTATGGAAATCGCAAGCGATCCTACTCTTGAACTAACTATTGGAGGAGTAGAAGGTTACAGATCCGATTACAATCAACGGATCGAACCTTACTTTGAGGACTGCTTATTATCTGATTTTAAAAAGAAGCATATGGTTTCTTTTTTGATTAGATGTAAAAAAGCAGGTCACTCATATAAGTCACTAGCTCGTACAGTTAGAAATATAAAATCATTTCTAAATGTGATGAAAGAGGATAGTAAAAATCCTTGTTTGGATATGCTTAAGTTTGGCATACACAAATGTTATGAGATAAAGCCTGACGCTCACGAAGAAAAGTACGAAGCTAAAACTGCAGTGATAGATGAAGATCAATTAACAAAGATGATCTTAGATCTGCAGAAACATAAAGATAAAGATTTTAGATCAGCATACAGATTTGCATTGATCTCAACTTTATTTTTATTTGGACTTAGAAGATCGGAAGTCAAAGCTAGAAAATTCAAAGATGTGGATTTTGAAAAAGCTATTTTGACTATCAACTCAGTATATATTGCAAGAGAAGGTGGCTTGAAAAAGAGAACTAAAAACTCAGGCAGCTTTCGTAATATTGATGTTGATGAGAATGGTTTGAAATTTTTTGATTGGTGGATCTCTACCGTTAAAAAATACAAGCCTCAATCTCAATGGTTATATCCAGCATTTAGAGGTGACAATCCTCTATCTGATAGCGGTCTTGCTAAGCTTATGTGGGAAACATTGCGTGACTATGGTTTCGCTAAAATAGATATTGTTGGAGGTAAAGTAACCAACATTAGGAGTGAGCTTAGAGGAGCTTGTACTAAAACATTCAGACATAGATTAGGAACTATTCTGATTGATAGTATGGACTTCCATAAGTTATCTCGTAACTATGTTAAATCAGCTTTAGGTCACAGTAGATTTTCAACGACTGAAGGCAGATATGGAAATCATAATCGTAAGATCCATAAAGTTACTACTCAGACTAAAGGTCTGTTGATCAATTCAAAATTAGTATCTTAAAATTTAAAGGTAATTTGGCGGTGTCATACTAGCACCGCCTTTACCTACACTATGCAAGCAACGTGATGATAGGTCAGGCGGAGGACCTGCATAACGTAGGATTTTTAGAAAGATAGCCTCCGTGACCAACTCTTAATTTCATTTTTTTTGTTTTAGTAAAGTTTCTAAATTACTATTCTCTTCAGCAAGTCTTTTATTCTCTTCATACAGATCGTCTCTTTCCTGAGTAATAGTTTTCAATTCATCAATCTTCACTTGTAAATTATGTGCCAACATTTGCTTGCTTATATCCTCAAGACTTTTTTCTGATGGCATATTTTTTTTTATAATTTTTTCAATCCAGCCTTCGTCCATTATTTTATTTCCTCTATTTGTTCATTATCTTTTAAATCGTATTGGTCCATTGGATCATCAAACAAAGCTATTTCTTTTTTAGTTTCTTTGATGATTGCTTTGGTATGGTCCTTAGCCTGCTCTAATACCGTAGATAGATTGGGATAGTTGGAAGGATAAACACCATAAATATAAAGATCATTGATAGCTGCTGCTACACGCTGCAAGCCTTGCAATCTTTTACGCATTCTTGCTAGCTTGCTGTCATATGGTAAATTTACTGGTACATCAGTCATCTATTTTTTTCCAATTCGTGTGATCGTTTTTAATTTCAATGACTTTAACTTCTGTGGTTTCAGCTTCAGTACCTGCAGCTGCTGCTTCCTCATCTTTGAAGATCTCTGTAATAACACAGTCCACACGTGCAGTAGTTTCTTTTTTAATTTTTGCCACATTACCTACCTTGCACTACAGCTGCGTCTATCATTTCAGCTGCATCCTTCCTAAGCTTATCTATATCCATATCTTTTGTAGGCATGGGTTCAGATCTTCTAACCAACATACCGTGATAACCAGACATCTTGCTGATATAGTCTTTGTCGTAAAAGTATCTAACTGGAACACCTAAGATATTGCTAGCTTGCCATAACCTATAAGCTGACATTCCATTAGTACCTTTCTCGTATTTTTGTATCTGTTGGAAACGGATCTGCATAACCTCAGCCAATCCCATCAGTGTTATTCTTTTGCAGTTTCTAATAAATCTTAAATTAGTTCCTACAATTTTATTTATATTATGATGCTCTTCTGTTCGCTCTTTTATTGCGTGCATTAAATACCTCCAGGTTAATTTTAATTTTATCTGTGTCTAAAGTTCTTGAATTTTTTATTGTTGCTTCAAAACAAGCTACTGGTATTTCGTGGTAGAACTTATCCATTTTTCTGAAATACTTCGCAGTTCCAAGAAATAGTTTGATATGTAGATTAGATCCTAGATCCATAAAGTCGCCAGTCTCTTTCTCTTCAAACTTCTTCTCTTCAACTGAGAACATATGCTTACGTTTTCTCATAAATATTCCTCGTCTCTTTTTTTTAGTATGTCATTTGAAAGTACAGACATCACACGTGATGCTGTGTTTGGTTTTGCGAACGTTATTGTCTCGCCAAAATTTGCCATTGCCTGCAGCTCTTCATCATCAAAGCTGAGTACATCGTAGTAAGGCAGCTGCATTTTCTGCTCAATCTTTACTATGATCTTTGCTAATCTTTTTTTCTGTTCCATTAGTTCTCTGTTCTCTGAGTTTGGAAACTCGTAAATGTTGTTCTGATATTTTTTTTTCATACTCTTTGTAAAATCTTAAAACTTTTCTGCCGTAGGTTTCATAACCACACATTTCCATATGTAACTTAAACTCATAAAGAGACATCTTCCTTTGTTGTTGTTGGAAAGTAGCTATCGACCAGCGAGCTGACATCTTCTCTGTGAATTTCATCTGCTTGTACTAAATAGTTAATTGCATCTATGTAGCTGTCGTACTTGTATTCATTATTAGCTCTGACTATTTTTGCTGCTGCGTACATTAAAGCCACCTGATGCGGTCTAATTTTTTTACCTACAAGTACAGTCCATATATCTGCAATATTTTGCATCTTCTTAGAAAATGGACCGTACTCTTCGGATTTTTTCTCTCGTAATGCCTGGAGTTCTTTACTTAGCTTTTTTATTTGCATCTTCTTTAAACTCCTGATGACCTTTTTGTATAAAAAATTCCATCGTCTTAGACATACTTATCGGTAACTCAAA